CATGGAAGCTGTCTATCAAAACATCATCAATAATGTGAAACAACCTTTTGGATGGCGAAAATTGACGATGGAAGAAGCTGTTCAAGGCATTCCCGGAATCTTGAGTTCAGTTGATCTAAACACATCACCAGGTTGGCCTTTGGTCAAATTGCGAACAAAGAAAGGAAAACGTGATTTCATATGGTACGATGAAACGACGAAGAAGATATGTTGGTCGCCTGTATTTGAACAAATGGTGGAAGCTTTCATGGAAAAGATTGAATGTGGGGAATTGGCGGAAGGCCGATTTCTAGGATTCTTGAAAGATGAACGTCGTAAACCACAACATATCGAAACCGCTAATACCCGAGGAATTTATTGTGGAGATTTGGTTGCAAATATTGCCTTCCGTAGATATTTTGGATCGCTTTTGTGCGCATTCAACAATTCAGGCGAAGTTTTACCTGGTGCTATTGGATTGAATCAGTACAGTCATGACATGCAACTGATTTACGAATATCTCACTGAGCATGGTGGCAACAACTTTATTGATGGAGATTACGCTAAATTTGATCAACATTTCCAGAAGCAATATCAGATGGGAGCATATAATGTATTGTTCAAAGTTATCGAACACTTTGCTCCAGGCATGATTAAACCCCACCAATGGGCTGTGTTCGTTGAACATCAAACACAGAGTCCAGCGCAAATGGACAAATTTTTGTTTTGGACGAACGCCAATCATATGAGTGGATGTTTTTTTACCACTATTGTTAATTGTTTGGTGAATGAGGGTTATCTTCGAAGCGCTTTTGCGATTTTGAATCCCGGAATGATTTATGATGATTGGGTTAGAGCCAAAGTACTTGGAGATGATAATGTTGTATGTTGGCGTAGTGGCGTTAACTTGTCAGGACCATTGATACAGCAAGCAATGAGACAATTGGGACAGGAATATCTTTCCGTTAATAAAACGATCGAGATCGAAAATAGCAAGAAATGGGAGGAAGTCAACTTCCTTGGAGCTCGACCAGTCAAAGTTGATGGACTATGGTCTGGAGCTCTTTCACAAGACACTCTAAAAGACATGGTTTGTTGGACACGAGATGGCGACGTGAAACAAGTTTGTAATCAAGCGATCGAATTAGCTTCTCAACATGATCGAGAATTTTATGAATGGTTTTCAAAAAGTATCATTGGAGCCTGTGAATCTAATGGAATTGATATTCAACCACGCAGCTATCTTGAATTGCGATCAGTGGTTGCTGGTAGAACAGCGAAATCTGGTCTAGATTTTCCAAGTGGATTTGTTGCTCAATCTGGAAGTGCTGAAAGACAGGTGTCTGGATCAGTATTTCGAATTGGAGGATCAATCATGGCACGAATGCATTTGAGTCAACCATTTGAATTTGAACACCGATATTCGGCAACTATTGTTTATGATCAGCGGCGTCGGACTATATTGATGCATCCTAATCCAAATGATGTGGCAGAAACATCGACAAATGGATTTCATCATGGACCAATTCAGGGCACTTGGCAGGGAACTATGGAATTACAAGGTTTGAATCCAATTTTAAACGTTTGGAGTGATGTCCATGTGCCATATATCCAAGTTCCATATGAAGTGATAGTTGAACCCAACGGTGGCAATCAATATTGGATGTTGTTCACTCCATCATCAATTGAAAAGGAGACGAAATTCGTATCAACATATTATAAACGGGCACATCCAATACATTTGATTGATCATGATGGCGAATTTGTAGCACAATCTGGAGAGGTCAAATCACAACCTAGTTTGACTACCTTTCAAACGGATATGACGGTTTCATCCAGTCGAAAAGCACCACCAAGTATTGCTCATCTTGGATTGAATGAACAAGAAATGGATATAAAATTTGGATGTAATTCGAATATGTTTCGTGGTACTGTTGGATGGTCCTCAAATCAAGCAGCTGGAACTGTTTTGGCATCAGCTGAAGCTCCGTGGGGAATTCTAGAATTGGGTGATCCAGACAATATTCAAAATATGCCGTTTGATAAATACATCTATTTCACCACTGATGTATCAATCACCTTGCAATTGAACGGGACTCCATTTCAAACTGGATTAGTAGCTTTGTATTTCTATCCTTTGAGCGCTGATGGAGAAAATCTTGACATTGAAAATGTAACCTCATGTGATCATTTATTGTTAACACCCAATTTAACGACAACCGCTACACTCACTGTTCCGTTTCGATTTTACCGCAGTGCCATGAACACGTTTGCTAGAACAACCGAATCTCTTGGAATTTTTGTGCTTCGTGTCATGTCTCCATTGTCAGGAGTGGATGATGAAACTGTGACCATCACTGTTTATTCATCATTCCCAAATGCTAAATTCACAATGCCAAGACCACAACCAGTCAATGCTAGTCGGACTGTTAAACGTGGACTCCCTAAAAAGAGCATGGGAATAAAATCAATTAATGATTCTGAGTTCGTTGCACAAGGACAAGGACAATCCACGAGCACTGTTAATAACACGTATAACATTTCTGATGTAATGGGCAACGTTCCAGTTCAAGGAGGAACCAATTCGGCAAGAGGCCAACAACAAGAATTTTCTAATGAATTGGCAACTGGAGATTTGTCGCTGATACCAATGGACAATCCACCAATCGCATCGGGATCAGTTCCAATGCATCAAACGTTTTCAGGAATGTCGAAATCAATTGGAATTGAACCCACAGTTGCTCTCCAACTTGCTCCAGAAGCCCAATATCGATACATGAAAGGAATATTCGAAGATGATGAAATGTTGATTTCGACTATTTGTGGCAAGAAATGTCTTTGGAAGAGGATGAATTGGAAAACTTCAGATCCTTCAGGAACTAAGCTGATGTCCATTCCGTTGAATTCAATTCTACAAGAAGTTGTGAATCCATCAGCCAATTTCCCATTGCCTGTGAATTTGTCAATCTTGAATATGGCTATGTTTTGGAGATGTGACTTTGTTTTTGAAATTCAAGCTGTTCGAACCAACTATCATTCTGGTAGATTACAAGTTACAGTTGGATATGGCGCCCCACAAATTTTGGCTGAAAATCGAAATATCTATTATAATCACGTTTTGGATTTCAATCAAGAAAATGACCGTGCTGTTGTACGTGTCCCATTCAATTCAGCAACGGAATTTGTTCGATCATATGAAGGAAACAACACAATTGATCCAATTCAAAACTATTCACTTGGGTTTTTGGATGTCTTTGTTGGTAATCAATTGCGAGCACCATCAACGGTGTCTGATTCTATTGAAGTTTTAGTGTTTGGTCACCTTGATAATGTGCACTTAGCGGTGCCTCG